TCAAAACCAATCCCAATGTTCCCAGCTCCAGTCGTAAGGGCTGCAAGTGCAGACTTACCAATGGCAGTTGTTCCTGTAGTAGCAGATTCAAGAGCTCCTGATAAAGCTAAATGTCCAATAGCTACATTGTCATTAGTATCTGTTGTAGTTCCTACACCATGCATGGCTTGATAGCCAATAGCAACATTATTATCCGAAGTTGTTGTTACTTGGTCAAGTGCTTGGTATCCAATTATTGTGTTCTGAGCTGCCGTTGTTATATCCATACCAGCTTGATAGCCAATAGCCAGATTCCCAGCTCCAGATGTGAGAGCTGTGAGTGCATTATATCCCATAGCAACTGTACCAATAGCGGCGGATGTAGCTTGAGCCCCGCCTATTGCATTGCCTCCAATTCCAACTGCGTACGTTATTGATGTTGATGTTTCTCCTGCCGCTTGTCCTATGAATACATTACGAACTCCATCTGTAGTTCCTCCCCCTGCTCCGCTACCCATACAAGTATTATAAGAACCACTTGTTAAAGAACCTAATGCACCATAACCAACACCAACATTATTATCAGCGGCATTTGTCATCGTTGCATCTGATACAGCGTGACCAATAAATGTGTTATTGATAGCTCCTGAAACAATACTTAAACCAGCATTATATCCTAATAATGTTGTACCAATTGTACCACTACTATCATTATTCGAGAGGCTGATGCGGGAGTTGTCATCAATAATCATTCTTGCGGCTCCACCAGTAATAAGAGCAACAGTACCATTTACTCCACCTACTCCTGTGGTTTCAGCAGCCTGATCTGGAAGAAAAACAGGATTAGTCGCAGAAGTAGCTTCTCGTGCGATGCCAAACATCCCCGAAGTTCCACTTTTAAAAATAGTATCTGTAAATATATACCTCTGATTACCTCCAATAGCTATCCTTAAATCGTCATCAGATGCTTCCCAAAATCCAGTATCACCATCACCAAATGCTAACTGTGGAGCAGCGGCTGAACCAGCAACTGCATCTGGGCTTACTATAACTTGACCAGTAGCATTTATTCTTAATTCTTCAACTTGTGTGGCATCTCCATCTGTTGTAAAAAATCTTAAATTTGCACCGTTCTCACTTCCTGACCAAGTAGCATCTGTTACTGCTTCAATTCTTGCACCAGTAGTAATGGTATTGCTTGTATCTTCTGCACCACCAAACTCAATAACACCAAGCCTGTGACCCGATGCCATAACAGCACCATCGTCACTTTGGAGTCTTAATATTCCACCTTGAGTTGATGAGCTTGCTGTGGGATTATCAATACAAATAGTGGTTGTTGATAGTTGCATTGCGAAGGTTGTATCAGCGTTTCCATCTGTCAACGCTTTTAAAGTTGTTGTAGCACCGCCACCACTTGGCAATGCAAGCAATTGGTCAAATGAGTCAGCAATAGCGCTTCCTGTTAAAGTTGCCATAATATTTTTCCTATAGTTTCCTTGTTAATCTTACAGCTTACCGCCCGAAACTTATCTGACATGGCTGTAAATAAATTTTTTAATCTGGTGCCCCTGGTGGATCTGCTTCCTCGCCACCTGTCTTATTCTCCCATTTAGTTCCAGCAGCTTCCCAGAAGTCAAAATCATCTTCCCAATACTTCTTTATAGTGCCTGCAATTTTGATTGCTGCTTTTATTAAATTATTTCCTAACCCTAGCATAATTAGCCAAAGTAAATTAAAATTTTGTCACCACCTGTTTGTAAAGTACATGTTTCCCATCTTCCGTATATGGTAATACCAGTTGGGAATGTATCTGAGGAAGTAACAGTATCTCCACCAGTGCCAGGACTAGCCGCTGTAGTTCCGCACCAGAAAGAGGTGCTCTCTGGTGTTAATTCTGCGAACTCAACATCTGTAAGCATTGTAATTGCTACTATCTTACCATGAGGAGGAGTATATTGACCAGTAGTATCGACAAAAGCATTACCAGCCTGACCCATTGCAACGTTTTGTGCTTCTACTACCGAATAATTTGGATATGCCATCTTGTTTCTCCTTGTTTATGCCTTACCGAGCTTGACAAATCTCATGGGCATTTTGGTTTTAAAAATTTTAGTTGTTATTATTTATTATTAAAATAGTGTATATTCAATATGTACAGTAAATCTTCCTGCTGTAGCATCAGCATTTAATGTTGTTTCAGTACATGCATATAAATATTTTTTAGCAATAGGAGCAGTAACATTAGGTGTTACTACATGATAATTTCCTGCTGTATTATTCCAATTAATATTTATTTCAGCTGCACCTGAACTAGCTGAAGTATGTGGACTAAAAGAATCTAAACCAGCTCCAACAATCTCAGTTCCGCTTGAGACTCCTGTATTGGCTGCTGTTCCACTTGTTGCACTTAAATTCAAATTTCCAACATGTGTTTGTCCACAAGCAGTTGTAATACCTATTAATACCTTATCTATAAAGAACTTTGATGCTGCTACATGACCGCTAGGAACATCTGTATCTAAAGTCCCTAACTCAACAAGCACATCATTATCTCCAAATTGAGTAGTTCCATCCCCAATATCTGCAAAACTTCCTACAAATGATTGAAACTTTTTAATACCAAGAAATGATGAAGCTCCTGCAACATCAAGAGTAGTAGCTGCAACTTCACCTGAAGAACCATAGATTAGTGCTTTAGAATTTACTACTGAACCTGCCGTAGCAGTATCTAGAAAATCTAATTCTGCTTTCGTTTCATCTCTGTATGAACCAGATGACTTGTTATATAAATCTGCTCTCATGAAATTTCTCCATGTTAATTGTTAATAAAATCTTTATAGATTCGGGGCAAGCCCTTTATACGACCTGCCCCACAGTTCTATTAACTGTCAATCCTTATTTGTTCGGATTATTGATCTGCAAAAGCATGAGATGCATCTGTAGCTGATACAGCTTGTCCATTAATATACCATACAACTCCATTGCATGCAACTTTAACTAAAGTTCCTGCAATAGGAGTATACACAGTAAGTTGTGAATTACTACTTCCATTTGAATCTACAACATACGTATCATCACCACCAGCATCAGTGTCATGTCCTACAAGACCACCAACAAAGTAATTACTATTGCCAGTAGTTTTGAATATCCAGTCTTGAACATCAGCAGCAGTGCCGCCATACCAAAACTCATAATTAAGACCAACCTCTTCTGTAGGTAGTGTAAGCGTACAGTCCGCAGTTAAATCAGGTATTACATGAACCTTTCCTGAATCTTTAGAATTTATATTAACTGTTGCTGCGTCTACAACAAGTACAACATTATCAACTCTTCCGCCATACTTTCCACTACTTGGTTCTAATGTGTCACTTCTCATGATTATACTCCTTCAAAGTTGTACAACATGTGTGTTTCAGGAAGAGCAACTTCAAGACCTGCTTCTGTAAGAATCATGTCTTTACGTAAATCTTCATCCGCTTGCTGTACATTAGTTATTATGTGAGTATCTCTGTTGAGACCGTTACCTACTAAAGGTCTGTACGCAACTTGTGACATATCAATTAAGGCTAGCATTGAATTAGCGAATCCTCTAAATAAGGGTTCTTTAATCAGTGCCAGTGAACCATGAACAGTATCAATTTTCATGATACTATGTCCAAAAGTTCCTGTTTGTTTGCCAAAATCGATATTGTAAGCACCTGCATCGGTAGAACCAGATAATGTATTGTCTAAAAATGAGGATGTTGCAGCAGTTCCAAAAGTAGCTCCTGCACCTAATTTATTAAACATTGTTATTACTGGAAGACTTGCCAGTGCAAGTTTATCATTCGAACCACCCCTTGCAGGGTCGAATAAAACCTCAAAATCACTTAAGAACAAATCATAGTTGAACTCTGTAGTGGTTACAGTTCTATAATAAGGTTTTCCAGAAGAGTAAGATAGTGCGCTTGTGCCGCCAGTTGCCGCACCAGCATTTGCAACTATCATACCTACTATACCCTCACTATAGGCAATACCACTTCTACGAGCTTTTTGACCGTACAACATTGCACGTTCAATATCTACTTTATGTTCTCTTAATTTGAGATTCCATATTCTATCCCATTCGTTTGCATATCCACGATAATTAGTAGCAATAGCAGAATTTGACATCTCTGCTGCTGTTTTGAAGATTTGGCAGTAACCAAATTCATCATCGAGCTGACTTGACCATACATCAGGAGATCCTGATCCTTCTTCAAAAGCTGTACCGACAACCGTACATGGAGCATTATCAGCAGCTGCACCGTAACCTGTTATACTAGAACTTGACGTTGCAATCACTTTACCAGTGAAAGTTGTGCTAGTTCCAGCATCTACAGGAGCATCTTCGATACGTACTGTTGTGTATGCTTTACCATTGGCATCATCAACTGTTTCAATCGCAATAACCATTCCTTTTATGAGCCAATCTATACTTGCAGGAGATGATGCATTATCATCAACAGCAATAGAATAACTTGTACCAGCAACTAAAGCTGATTCAGCGGCTGCTAAAAAGAAATTACGACTTGTCCAGTCAATTTTTGATCGGTTTTCCAGAAATCGGAAAGTTGAATCATCTGTGGGTCGTTTTGCTACTTTACTTAGATAAACAAAGAATGGAGATTCTTCAGGTGAAAGCTCTGCAACTCTGTCGCCAAAGTCATGTATTCGCCTTTTATCAGCGAATTGACCTATATTAGCAACTGTATCTAATGGAGCTGTTCCATGAGTATACTCAGTCGCTGAGCCACCAACACCCGAAGTTTTTAATGTACCACTATTAATAGCCATTAATTAACCTCCGTTTTTTTATTTATTACCATATACTTTTATTGCCAGCATTCATTACACCGTCCCACACAGCATCTTCATTAGATTTCTGTGCTGGCTTTGCGCCTTGTAAAATGCCTGCTGACTTAGGAATGTCCTGTGTTTTGCGAACTGCTTCAATATTCTCATTCGATCCTGCTACTTGCTGTGCTTGCCCCTTGTGTTCTCTATAGACATTTATTAACATGTCTAAAGGTATTTGATCTCTTGGGCGCATCGCAAAATCCATGAACTCTTTCTGTTCTTGCGGATCTGTCATGTTGTAATTTGATGCAAGTTCACCCTTCAGGTTATTCATTCCTACTTGGGTTTGGAAACGTGCCATCTGTTGTCCGACGGCAGTGTTTACCATTTTCTGACTCTCTTTTACTCGCATTTTATACGAATCAGAGTCAGGTTTGTAATAGGCTTCCCACGGGTCGAACGAACCTTCTTCAAGTTTAGGTTCATTCTTTTTAGTCGAATTTCCTGGTTCACCAGACAACTTATTCCTCATTGCGTCAACAACATCTGGTCTGTTTTTCAACATCTCTCCAAGCTTTCTGTACTGGTCAACTTCACCTTCAAGTCTCCTGTAATCAGCATCACGCTTGTCATACATTGATTGAAACTTTTTGGTTTCTTCTTTCCAGTCTGCACTTGGTTCTTCATGTTGTTCACCTTGTGAAATAGGTTCTTCTGTAACCTGTCCTTCGGTTTGCTGTAGGTCTTCCATTAGTTACCTCCTTGTGATTTTTTCTATTATTGACTACACACTCTCGTATGTTCAAAGAAACAGAACCACTGATATTAAGTAGCCTCAGCGCCCTTTCGAGCACCCTTCTCTTCAGCCATTGCTTTTCTTTGTATTTTAACTTCTTCTCGTGCAATTGCTTTGTTAATTGCCGTCTCAAGTTTATTGATATTGGTCTTTTCCTTGTATCGAGAGCTTTTTTCGATCTCGCCAAGTTCTCCCTTGAATTTCTCCAGTTCGGCCTTTTTTCTGGCATTAAGCATTTCACGCTCTGCCGTTTGTAGGTCGCCTTGAAGTTTCTTAATCTGCCCTTGAGCACCCTGCAACTGACCCTGCAACTGAGCAATCAGTCCCTTGCGTTTAAGAACGCCTTCTTTGTCGAAGATCTCTGTTTTCTTTAAGACCTCGACATCATCAACCAGATTCAACTTGTAGGCTTCAAGATACATATTGTATTCCTGCATTCTGTTGCTTGGCATTGTTGAACCCGATATTATCCGAACGTCATGTTGACCGATAGTAATATCGTTCTCTATTGACATTAATTCTTGTCGTTTGTCATCGTATAATTTGTTATTGACTGTAAATTCAGTCAAATCATTGTTTGGCTGTACAATTCTGAATGTCTTGCTATATTCGTAATGTCCTTTCGCAAAATTGTATATTACAGTTCCAAGTCTTGTCAAACTTGCTTCGATATCACGAAGCTTTGATTTCCCCCTGCTTTCTCCCATTTCAGAAAGCATTGCGGTTCCACGAACTGTTTCTGGTGCCGCTTCTTTAAATCCCTGCATAAGTTCTGGTATGCCAAAATTCAAATCTATGTAGTGTTCAACACGATCTATAAGATGATAGAACTCACCTGCCAAAGGTTGTGGAGCTGGAAAGTGAGGTTCGCCAAATTCTGGATTATATGGTATAACCGCATTTGGATTAGCCCAGTCACGCTCTATCTGGCCAATATCATCAACACTGCCCTCTGGAACTAAAAGTTTAAGTCCTGCAGAGGCTTGTGCGTGCGATAGTGTTAAACTGAATAATTTATTTAATAATCTCTGAGAATCCTTTACCTTAGATACATCCGATTTTGGATATGGTGTATTAGTCCAAATGTTAGGGACTGGTATTATTGGGTAGGCATTTGTGTTTAGGACTCTTTCATAGAGGACATAGCTTCCAACAGAACAAGTTATTTTTATTCTTGTTTGTTGTACTTCTAGGGCTTGTACCAGTCCCTTTTCAAAAGCTTCTGCATTTTCCTGTGCTATCTTTTCAAATTGCTCAATAGTGACAATCTTTTCAGCACCTGTTCTTGTGTCAAATATTCTGTAAAAAGGTACTTTAATCTTTTCAAAATGTTCTATAATCCTGTATTTTCCATCGCCCATATAATCCTTATCTTTTACAACATCTGGTGTAAACGATGTAGATGAATTTTTCTTTGAAGAAGAAGGATAGTCCTCTTCATCATCCATTGGCTCTATTTCATCTATGAATTCAATAAGGGAGGGATACAGGTCGAGAAGCTGTGATTTTGTTAATATGGTGGAAAGTAACAGACCTGATGCATCATCATAATATCGGTCTCGTGACGCTGGGTCAACGTAAACCCTAAAAGGATCAAGGTATGTAAACTTTACTTCACCCCTTCCGTAGTCTGCTTCTGGATCTATATATACATAAAAATAACCCAATCCAGCAACTGC